TGTCAGTTTAGAGAAGTCGCCCTTTTGTCTGAAACTTATCATATGGGATTCTCCTTTTATAGAAGTTCGTTTACTTTCTTCTGCACGGCAGAATAATCGTAACCGGCTTTAGTGATACGGTCTTTTCTGTCCTGTCCGTTACCCCATAACCCCTGAATGACTTCACGGGCAATTTCATCAATACTCTTCTTTGAAGATGTCGTCACTGCCGTCCCACTCTCTGTGGTGATGTAAGTATCAAAACCTGCTGATTTGAGTTTGGCTGACATAGCATCAGCATTTGCTTTATTACTATAAGCGCCAACCTGTATCTTGTATAGGTTGTCCACTTTTACCATGTATGTGTCGAACCCGGCAGCTTTAACCTTGGTCAACATTGCGTCAGCATTAGCTTTATTACTGAATGCACCGGTCTGAACCCTATACAGAACGTCTTTGGTTGAAGACCCACCGTTAAGTTTATCATTTACTTCTGATGCGATTTGTCCGAGTCGATTATAGATGTAATCACCAGGGCAAGATTTATCAGCAAACCATCTATGAACGGTCATGTTCTGTTTATCTGGTTGTCCAATTAAAGATTTGTCGGCTTTCCACTTTAACTCTTCGATTCCATTCCGTTTACAAATGTCTGCCAAAAGTTCTATAAGAGCCGTGTAAACTTTATCATTGATGGCATACGGATGAGTTGTATCGCTCGCACACTCAATAGTGATTGCTCGATTGTCATTACTACCGCTAGAAGAACACCAAGAACGGTCTTTTTCTTCACAATACATACCGATTCTGCCATCTACACCAATTCCATAGTTGCAAGAGGCCTCGCGGGATGTAGGAGCAAAGACATTGCCAAGGGTTTCCACCGAACATTGCCCAACAACACAGTGAATCGTGATGGTGTCAATTTTATGGTTTCTTGGGCTAGTCCTATTCGGACTAATTTTTGTATAACTAACCAATGGACTATTACTCATAATTATTCCTCCTTAATGTCTTGAATCTGTTTAATTATCTGAACTACCTTGTCATATCCGACAGTAGAGACAAGAAAAACGAGATACATAAGAATAAAGATTTCTACTCCGATTTTTAAAGAAAAGGTAATGTCATTCATAATCAGATAAATGATAGAAACAGCACAAGCAATTACAACTGAAGAAGAAGCAGCTAAAACATTTGAAGAATACTTAACTGTTGTACCGTCAAGCAACTTCTTAATTCCTTCGACCGTTAAATTTGTTACCAAGGAAACGATCAAAAGAGCTGTAGTTAAAAAATGGATAGGCATAGTCAAACCTCCTTTATCTGACCAACTCGTCATCATTTAACGACTGGTCTTGTTCAGATTTTTTATTTAGTCTCTTTTCTAGTTTTTTATTTAACCTCTTTTCACGTTCCTCAAAGAATGTTTCGAAAAGGGCTTTTAGAAAATATCCAAGCATTACTCCAACGATAGTGGTAGCGATGGTACTAGAAAGTGATTCTGCAATTTGCTCTTTACCAATAAAAGCAAGGATATATGATAGCTGCAAATCTATTAATGAAACAATAAGAATTGCTGACACTGCTCTTTTTGTAAAAGTTGTAAGCCACGCATTATAATGTTTTTGTTGTTTATTATTCATCGCCTCACCCCCTCGTATTTAGTTGTTTTCTACGAGCTGCATTCAGAGCAGCATTACGACTCATGATGTCTTTCCTACTTCTCTTCTTAGGCGGCGTGTTTTTAATATTGCAGACCTTTATTAAAGTAAGAAGACGGTTAAGATGCCACTTCTGGCACTCGAACGGAATATTCAACGAGATCATCCAATAATAAATAAGCTCTGCTGTAACCTGTTCCCGACTTATTTTACTGGTCTTATCCTCTGAAAAATAAGTGGCAGTCATCGGAGCTTCTATATACCTATTAACCTCGTCAATATTTTCATTAGTAAGGTAGTTGTAGACTTTTGGATCTACGTTTTGCGTAATTGTCATAAATTTTATGTAATCCAAAGTTTCTTCAAATGTTTTCTCTTGCTTTGTTAGAAATGCTTTACACCATTTGGATTCCCATTTTGAAAGAGAGACGAGGGAATGCTCCAGTGATAACATCTGATCTTTTGTGTAAACAAATTCTTGTTTAACTTCATCCCATTGCTCAACAGCTGGTATTATAATATGAAGCATTCCTCAACCCTCCCAACATTTTTACTGATGTGTAACCGGAGCCATTGCCGGTTTAGTGGTATCTACAGGTATGATGCTGTTCATAAACGTAGCAGCTGCATCTGCATTTGTTGCCAATTCCATAAACAGTTGGGAATATGCTTCTGTCTGAGAAAAGGCTGTGGAAATTTCTTCAGACTTGATAAATCTCTTTCCATCCGGAGATTTCTCACCGTAAGCCTTAAGAATAATATCTTTAAAAGTCTTGATGACTCTTCCGCCATCCTGTGCAGCGATAATTTTGTTAAGCATTTGAGTCATACCGCCGGAAATACCCATCTCCATTTCCAAGACCTCTGCCTTAGAAAGGTTAAAATAGAAATCCTCGGTTCTTTTATTTCCATCGAAGTCTTCGTAAGTAATTGTCTTTTTTAACATGATAAATGTTCTCCTTTCAATAATAAAAATTAGGGAGCCGCCAGCCTAAACTGAATACGACTCCCGTCAATATTTCTATAAGATTATTTGTGCTTACCTGATTATGGTGTTACAACTTTCATAAGAGTAGCAACTTCATCAGGAAGAGGAAGTCTTGCCTCTTCTGCCTCGACACCATACAGAATAGCTTCCAAAGCAGTCAATTTAGTTTTGTCAGCTTTAGTGGAGTCAATCGTAATGGAAGCTGTAGGTTTAAATCCAGTTACAGTAATAGGAGTTGTAGTAACTCCCCATGAGAAAGTGATAGCTTCTGGGCTATCATTGATGGTGGCATAGCCCTTTTCGGAAGGGGCTGCCAAAGCACCATAAATAAGATGTAGTTTATAACCATGATCGGCACCGTCGATATCATTACCTAGAGCGGTCTTGTAAGAAAGACCAAACACCTTACGGGATTGCTGTCCAATCACAACACCTGTAGCAATCTCGGCAGAACCATCACATTGAGCAAACTCATCGGGATAGGTATAAGCTTCAATAGTAGCGCCGAACTCCTCGGCGGACATAAGATTAAGATACTTAATGTTATCTGCATAAAGAGGTGTCGCTTCAGCCCCGGAAGGACTCTCGGTCACGGTTGTAAGTCCGTTCCAAGCAACCCCTTTCGGATAAGTACCACCAGTCTCCTGAGGGTATAGAACGCCATGGCTTACACCGGTTTCGTAAAGACGTTTACCGGCATCGTCCCAAACAATTTTAGACATATTTTTGTCCTCCTTTTTAATATTGTAGAATGAAAACGTCATGATTCAGATTATCAGACTCGAAATGTCGATTAAATTGGCAAGTAGGCAAAGCCGCAACTTTATCTACAATTAAACTATCTGGATCCTCATCAATGACCGTTACAGAATATTTCCTTTGAGATAGATAAACCCCGTCATTTGCAAACATATTTTTGATGTCTTCGAGACCGTAAACAATGGCTGGGTATTTCATTTGTACTGATGCAGGGGATTGAAAATACACATTTCGACTTCCGAGTAATCCCTCGAGTAGAGTCTGTAGTTCTAGCCTACTGGACATTGTACACACCCCCTGTAGTCAGTATTAGTCTTGGGTACTGAACTTCGACATTTGTTATCTTCCATTTAGCACCCATAAACTCAACGTAGCGCATCGAATGAAAATTCTCATTGGCAAACGGATCGGATACAATGCTGATCTCATTTGCAACATTGATGTTGTCGTTGAGTTGGTCGGTGGTCTGAAGGCTGCGAGTATTTCGGACAAGCTCACCGTAGTACATTTTTTCGGTAATCTGCTCCTTCCACACTCCTGGCTTTGTTTCCACCGTTTCAGCGTAGCCGATTACTCCGTAAAATTTTGCCATTTTGAATTCTCTCCTTTGCTAATTAACCTGCGGCCTTAGTTGTAAGCTCCAATGCAATAGCGGAATAAGGTTTGATAAGTGCGCCAGAGCAACGAGTCTCAATTAGGTACTTCTGAGCGTTGTAATCAATGTCGAAATCGTCGAACATATTGACAGCTCCGCCTTTATCAGCACCAATATTGTAATCGTTCAGATTGACAATAATACCCATGAGGCCGTAAGTAGTCGTACCATCAACACGAGACAGATTCTCCATGACTGGTACAGTAATAATTTCCTTAACACGAAGAGCAGTTGTCAACTTGTCAACGGAATCGTAGATTACGCGGCCGGTAGTATCCTCCAGCAATAGGCAATCGGTAAGAACATCATCAGTAGTATATAAGGTAGGTTCACCAGAACCCTTATAGTTCTTCCTAGACTTGATTGCTGTACGAATAAACTCTTTAGCTTTCTGGTCAGCTGTAGCATTAGCAGCAACTGTAATCGGAGCCTTAATAGTGTATAGTTCGGCATCATTCCAGATTGGTCTAATGTTCTGTTCGTTTATCTTGTCATCAGAGGAAGCCAAACGACCATCACCAACCAGAGCTGCTCTAGCAATTTCTTCGTCAAGCATCACTCTCATCTCGGACTTAAGCCAAGCTACGACGTCAAAATCAGTAATGTCAATAACATCGTCACGATCTAACTTCTGCTTCTTATAAATAGTTGTTGGAGTAGTCGCACGTTTAAGCAGGGAGAAAACTTCGTCCTTCTTGAGGTTGCCCTTAATGTAACCCTTTGCACGAGCATCTTCCTCGGTGATATCAGCAAAGATGGACTTGATGCGAGAGAACGGGGTGTAGTGAACAGAACTCATGACCTTCTGAACCCAACCCATATCCCTCTGAATAAACTGAGGGGTATTAGTAGCATTTTGAGCATCAGGGAACAAATAATCAATGTTCTCGATACCATGGGCAAGGGCACTGTCCTTCAGGCTGCCGTAACGCTTGGCGTCGGCAAAGATTGCTTCCATATCGGAATGACTCAAAACATCCTCATGAGTATCTTCCTTGTCAAATACGTTATGTTTCATAACTTTTTTTCCTCCTTTAGAGTCATTATTATTGTTGTTATCTTCGGGTCCTTTGTTGTTATCTTCGGGTCCTTTGTTGTTATCTTCGGGTCCTTTGTTGTTATCTTCGGGTCCTTTGTTGTTATCTTCGGGTCCTTTGTTTTCTTCAAGAGCCTG